CCGAGGCTCTTCTCGATATCCGCCTCGGTCAGCCAGAACTTGACACGGTTCGCTACCTGTCTCGGCGAGATGCGCGATGTACGGTTAGAGAGGAAAAGTGCAACACTGGCAGCGCCGAGCTTGCGGCGCTCTGCGAGGTATCGGCGTAGGAGCGAGCGAAGGTTGGACTTGAGGAACTTCACCTGTGGAACGTTGCCCTTGGCGCGGACGCGCAGATGCTTCGCGTCGAGGTCAACGTCGTCGATGTCCAGAGAGACAAGCTCCTGGAGGCGGATACCGGTTCCAAGGAACAACTCGATGATAACCCGGTCCCGTCGTGCCAATGCATTTGATCGTCCGCAAAGCTCCTTGAGCAACCTGCGCTTCTCGGCTTCTGTGAGAAACACCGGCGGCGTACGCGGGAGTCGGCGCATGGTGACCGACCGGGCTGGGTTTTCCGAGACAAGCCCTGTCTCCTCGGCCCAGGCGAAGAAGGACCGCACCGCAGCTTTGAATCGGTGTAGCGACGCGGCTGAGCGCGGTGCACCGCCTGCTGTCTCTGAGACGGCCGGATCGGTAAGGACCCTGTCAAGCACCGCTGGAGTCACCTGGCCGAGGGAGCACCCTGGTTGTATCAAGGTCAGAACTCGGGCGAACGTCCGTAGGTCGCGCAGGTATGCGCTGACCGTGTGTGGCGAGCGTCCGTCCGCTTCGAGTCTACGACCGAAGGTCTGGATGGCCTCTTCGACAGGATCGGGCGCTGGCATCAACCGCGCCGCTCTGGCGACGGCACTATTCATCGTCCTCGTCTTCCTTCTGGCTCCGGCCCATGGGTGTATCCTTGGGCAGAGGCAGCTTCTTGATGCGGCCGGTCTCTTTGGCCCAGATCAGGAACATCCTGAACACCCGCATGGTCTTATCAACGGTGGGCTTCGCCCGCTTCTTGCCGCTGGGCAGCTTCAAGAGAGCGTCCGACTTGAAGAACTTGCCGACATGCGGTGCCAGAATACCAGACAGCTTTCGCTCCGCACCGAAGAAGACTTCGATCTGTTCGAAGTCCTTCCCGTAGGTATAAAGCGTCCGTTCCTTTTTGCCCTGGCCCCTGAGGTGCTCCAGGTAGGCCTGGGCGGCATCATGCAGAGTTTCACTCATGGCGTTCTCTCCTTTCGAGAGGTTCAAGTTATTGTATATCATAATGTTACGCACATTAACATACAGGCATTCAAGTCGCTGGAAGTCAAGGCGTTCCTGGCCTATTTCTGGAGAAAGACCAGGTTCCGAACAGGCTGGGCCGTATCGGATATCAAGGGCTTAATTCGGGGCTGCGGCAGCGGCGGGACCACAGTTGTTTTTGCGCCCGCAAGGCTGGATGTGTTGGTTGAATCGGGCAAGGCGGGCCAGGGGTCTGCCTTGCTGTTGGGGCTGCCCTGATGGCGCGGATATCCGCCAAGGAACGCAAACTGGCCGATACCCTGGCCAGCCCCGTGCTCTGGGGACAGGGATACCTGCGCAACCGGGACGGCCATCCGCGGGCATATTGGCAGCACCAGGCAGAGGACCTGCTTTGCCGGGAGAATAACATAATCCACCTGGATGGGCGCGACGTTGGCAAGAGCGTCTGCATTAGCACCGATGTCCTGCATTTCGCTTTCACAACCCACGGGGGCCAGGGACTAGTCGCCGCTCCGCACCAGGGGCACCTCGATACGCTGATTGAGGAGATCGAGTTCCAGCTCGACAGCAACCCTGACCTCATGGCCAGTATCGCACTCACCAAGTATGGCAAGCAGAAAATCCATCGCAAACCGTACTTCCGACTGGAGTTCACGAACGGCTCGATCTTGTACTTCCGGCCCGCTGGTGCATACGGAGATGCGTTTCGTTCACTGCACGTCGACCGCGTGTGGGTGGATGAGGGTGCGTGGCTCACGGAGAAGGCCTGGAAGGCGCTGCGTCAATGTCTGAAGTCAGGCGGGCGACTACGCATCTACTCGACTCCGAACGGATTGAGGAATACCACTTACTATCGCCTCACCACATCGACGCAGTTCAAGGTTTTTCGCTGGCCGTCCTGGCTCAACCCGGTATGGTCCGAGGAGCGCGAGGCAGAGTTGCTGGAGTTCTACGGCGGCCGGGACAGCGCCGGCTGGCAACACGAGGTCGCCGGCGAACATGGCAAGCCATCCTATGGAGCCTTCAACATCGAGTATCTGAATCTCTGTCGACAGGAGCTCCTGGAATACCAGAAGGTGGTCATCACCGGTGACGAACTGAGTGGTTGCACATCCGAGGAAGAAACCCATGACCGGCTGGAGACCCTGCTCAATCTGGTGCCGCAGACAGGCGTGTTCTGGATCGGAGGTGATCTCGGTTACACAAACGATCCAACTGAACTCGTCGTGTTCCAGGAGGTGGAATTGGCGGAGCGCCGAATCCTCAAACTCGTCCTGCGCGTTCACATGGAGCACGTGGCTTACCCGCACATCGCGCAGACCATCGCACTGCTGGATCGATATTACACAGCTACGGGAATCGGCGTGGACAACGGTGGCAACGGACTGGCTGTGGTGCAGGAACTGCTGACCCTGGACAAGTATAAGGACCTGGACCTGGCGGGTCGTTTGCAAGGATACGATTTCGGGGGCATGACCACGCTGGCCGTCCGGGACGGACGTGAGGTTCGAAAGCGTACGAAGGAATTTATGACCAGCCTTATCAACGGTGCGCTACAACGCAGGCAGATCATCTTTCCGTCCGATGACCTGGAAATCGAAGACCAATTCACCACGCACACCTACACGCTGTGCGACGGGCGGATTGTCTACTCCAAGGGTAACGACCACATCATCGACGCCGTGCGCTGCGCAATGCTGGCTCGGGAACAGGCCAACCTCGATCAGGTGGGCGAGGAAACCGTTTCCCTGAAGCCGCTGGTGACGGAACCGGTGTTTATCTAAGTCTAACCGTCAATCAGTATGTTACACTTGAGATTATGGCTACGAGTAGCCGATTAATAGCCTATTGTGCTTCCAGTAGCCAAATGTCTTTTCGGAAGTCTCTTAGAAACAATTCTATCAGACGACCCGCCATACCGACATCCTCTAGGTGCTTCCGGTTGACCTAAAGGGCAGGCTCTCTTGGACACACGGCGCCTACGCTTACGCCACGCTCGTAAGGGAGTATACTGAAACGTTCAAAAGCCTGGAATCGGACCATGTTTTGGCATATATTCCATGCGGAGGAGTGTTCAAATGGACAGAGGAAGTGCTTCGCTTTGAGTTTCTCGACCGACATCAATTGTATCATCGACTTGGATGGACAACAACAGGCATGTGACGTCGATGTCAAACAATCATACGATGGCAACACCAGTGACATCACGGTATCTTTCGATTGGCCACATCTAGTCACCGGGTTTCCGAAGATCGAAGCGTCAGATTCAGGCACTGCAGTCTCGATACAGTCCAAAGCGGACTTGATTGCTACGAGTATTCAGGGCCACGTCAGTAACGGCCTTCCCTCGGCAACCAAAGTCGTAAGCAAGGCAAGGTCCCTTGAACTCTATCACGGAGCGCCACCTGCTCAGAACCAGTCAGTCGATATTCACTTCTACCTTGCGAACTTTCCCAAGTTTACGCGGTCTAGTGTGTTTCAGGTTAGCGCCGACGGAGTTCAGGTAGAGTTTCAGTATGCCAGTGATGGCAAGATAAATCGGAAGGCTGTAGTTTCCGAGGTACAATTCTGTCAAGTGACGGCAGCAGAATCCCTGGTCGACGACTTGTGTTGGTTGTGTTCACTGGCGGCTGGCTGTCTTGTAACTTGCCCTCGTACTGAGATTCTGGTGGATGGCGCTGTCGTATTGACTCGTCTTGAGAACAAAGATCTTTCGATGCCAGATATCCAAAAACCTCTGATACATGACAGGATGTCGTCGGCAATTCTCAGACAGTTTCTCGAAAGCTCAGTAGCACCTTTCCGCAAACACACTAATGACTATTCCCTCCAGCTTCTCATTCATCTGGGTCTTCTGGCTAAGCATCATCATTACCTTCAGACCAGAGCTCTGGTGATGTCGGACTTCTTAGAGATCTTACGAGATAGGTATGCAAGAACAGCATCTGGCCCCACTGGAATCTTCAAGAGAAAAGGCTCGGAGTTCTATTGGAAGCTCCCCCCAACACACCGCTTGAGGAGAGGTTTCTGGAATCAGGTTCGCGCAGTACTCGCAGCGAGATTCACGAAACGATATAAGGCATCATTTCAGGAGATCATTTGCCAGTTCTGTTCAGATCATCGATTAGGTGGATGGGATAACGATTTCAAAAAACTCCGTAACGAGATTATGCACACAGGTGATTTCAAGGGTCCAAACAAGCTCAGCCGTTATCGTAATCTTCATCATTTCTGCGACAAGGTACTACTGGCTCTGCTGGACTGGGATTGTTGCGGCGGAACCTACATACCGCATCACAAATCAGTCAATCAGGGGAATACACACATTTCAGTGAATCGAGTGGCATTCACTCGTTAGGTCGAACTTCAGCGGAACGCCATGCCTTGTGACTTAGGAACCTGTTCCTGATTTGCAGGCTTGAAGGTCGACAAAAGAAGTCAATGGCGTACCCGATGACTTCTCCGACTCTTCTGCCAACCGACGTTCTCCCCTCGCCTCCGGTAGATAACCCCAGAGACGGGCTTTCCCCGCCACACGGCGCGAATGTCGCGCTCACAACGGCAAGAAACCGAGAGGACCCCGGTGGACGAGCGAACTGACCCACAACCCGGCAATTCAACCACGGCTGCGGTCGACGAAAACCCTACGCTGCAAACGGACGGATTTGTGGTCATTCCCATGGCGGCGGCCGCGGCGCTCGATTCATCGGTGTTTAGCAAGGTCAACGCTTCCGAGGCCGTCCCGGCAACCTGGGAGGAACGGGCTTCCAAGGCCTGGGAATACTACCTCGAAGAGCCGTTGGTGAAAAACTGCATAAACTCGTGGCGCACCTTCGCCGTGGGCGACGAGATCAAGATCGCCGGCGACGACGAGAAGGTGAAATGGGAAGCCATAGATCTGTCCGACCGACTCAGCGTTTCCGCGTTCGTCAAAGATATGATTCTCCAGCTTCTGGTCAAAGGTGACGCCGTCGGATTCAAACGCTACACCAAGGACGGCAAGGACTTGGAAGAACTGGTCTGCGTCAACCCTGTTTCGATTAAGGTCAAGTACGCGCAAGGTCAACTCACCGAGGTGCGCCAATTCCCCGAAGACCATCCCGGTGTGGGTGAAGGTCTGAACCTACCTATCGACCAGGTGCTCCACCTCAAGTGGGACGCGCCGTCGTTTTCGCCGCGCGGCAACTCGATGGTGCTCCCGGCGTTCCAATCCATCGAGCTGCTGCGCGACTATCGCCGGGCCGAGCAGGCCATCGCCAAGCGGTGGACGACCCCGTTCCGGTTGCTCAAGGTTGGCGGCGCTTTCGGCCAGAAGATGGTCATGCCCGACCAGAAGATGCTGGAGCAGGTCCGCGACATGGTCAACAAGATGGACCTCAAGAGCGGATTGGTCGTTCCGTTCTACGTCACGGTCGAGACGCACGGCACCGACGGCCAGGTCCTCAACGTCGAGGACAAGGTCAAGGAGGTGAAAGAGGACATCGTGGTGGCGCTGGGACTCTCCCGTTCCCTGGTCACGGGCGACGGCCCGAATTTCGCCACCGCCTCGGTCAGCCTCCAAAAGATGCTGGTGATGATCCGGGAGATCAAACAGGCCGCTCGGACCATTCTCGACTGGGTGTTCGACGACTGGCTTGAGTTGAGCGGCTGGAGTAACAAGACCATACAGTTCATGTTCAACGATCTCGATCCCTCCGATGCCGTCGACTTCAAACGCCTGCTCATCGAGCTATACGACCGAAAACTCATCAGCCGATCCAGCCTCCAGCTCAAGATGGACCTCGATCCCGACATCGAGGCGGCCAACCGGGAAACTGAGAAACGCTCCGTGGACATGCTGGATGAAAAACAGGTCAAGCCTATCGTCGACATGGTCATGGCCGGGATCATGGGCGTCGAAACCGCTCAGGAGATACTCGGGCTCGACCCGGCGAAGAACCCCGTCGGAAGCCGGACGGAGGCTTCCTGGGGAGGACCCTTCGCCCGGGGCGATCTTGGAGACGCCGTCTGCGACGACTGCGCCCATTTCGATGACGAGCAAAACCATTGTCGAGTCCAGCGAAACGAAACCACCTTCGACGCCCCGGCGTGCCGCTTCTTCGACGCCAAGACCGTTCCTTCGGAAACGCCATCCGAACAGAAGGGAGCGGGGTCCCGGAAGACCACGGCCTGCCGGGAGTGCCGGGAATGATCGGTGCGCTCGCTGCCAAGAAACCGGTCTCCCAGGCCGAGGCCATACGACGGGCCACGGAACAAAGCGTCCGGACGAGAAACCTCTACACGGAGCAGACGGTCGCCGCATTGACCGCCATGCTTGCCGACGCCGAAGACGAGGTGCGTCGCGCCATTCTCCGGTACAAGAGCCTCGGTTCGCTTCCCGACAATAGGCTGGCCGCTCTGGAAGGGCTCAAGAAACTCCAGGCGGATATCCGCGAGGCCACGTCCCGACTTCACCGGGATCAGACACTACTCTTCAGAAAGACGGCGAAAGCCTCTTTCCGCCAAGGCATCTACCGCGGCATCGATGAATTCGCCGCGGCGCAATTGCCGTTCTACAGAGACTTGACTCCGGAAGGCATCGACAAGCTCGCCACCCGCGTATTCACCATCGTCGACACCGACGCCCTCGATTTCATGACCAACTACAACCTGGTGCTTGCCGGCGACGTCCACCGCGAATTGGCCGACGGTATCAAGCGGACCGTGATGAACGGAATCGCCACCGGAAAAGGCGTCGAGGACATCGCCCGCGACCTCGGTCGCGTTGTGAAGGACCCCGAATCGTTCCGGCACGCGGGCTCAAAGGTGTTCAGCAAGGCCCAGTACCGAATGGAGGTGATCGCACGGACCGAGGTGCTGCGGGCCCATAACCAGGGGCGGATCAAGTTCCACGACCGGGTCGGCGTCCGCAAGCTCGAGTGGATGACCATGGAGGATGAGCGGGTCTGCCCGGTCTGCGGGCCGCTGGACGGCAAGGTGTTCGACACGAACCGATTTCCCCAGCAGCCGGCCCATCCCAACTGCCGCTGCACGAGCGTGGTCGCGTGGCCGCTGGTGATCTGCGGAGGAGAGCTGGGGGCGAAAGCTGCGGCTGAACCCGATGCCTGCATCCTTCCACCCCAGGCCATCGAAGCGCAGGCGAAGGCGAAGTCCGAAGAGGACGCCAAGCTCAAAGAGGCCTTCGAGAGCGGAAAAGTCGCGGACCTGAACACCCTCACCATGAAGCAGCTTCAGACCCTGGCGAAACAGAACGGCGTTTCCATCGCCCGCACCAAGTCCGACTTCATCAAGCTGCTCGACCAAGTCGAGCCGGGTATCGACCATTCCGATCTCACCGGATCGGTTCTGAAAGCCAAGTTGACAGAGTACGAAATCGGCCTGTTGAGAACCAAGGACGAACTGGCCAAGCTGCTGGCCGAGAAGCAGAGAGCGCTGAAGAAGGCTCAAGAAATATCTGAACGACTGAAAAAAAGGGAAGGTCTGCAGCTGCTAACGGCGGACGAGCTGAGAGGAATGGCTCGGTTAAAAGGTGTGTCGATCTACATGACGAAGCAGGACGTGATCAACCTGCTTGACCTACTGGAACCCGCAGTGGACCACTCAGCACTCAGCGGCCAGTCACTGATCGAAGCCAGGAGGCGGCACCATATCGGCGCGCTCAAGAACAAGCACCAGCTTATCAAGGCAATTGAAAAGGCGGCGAGAGATGAAGCGGCTGAGAAGGTAAAGCGGGAGGCGCTGCGGACTATGAAGAAGGCCAG